GTCAGTGTAAGTCAGTCCAATGGTCTTAAGAATGCGTGTGATTGAGTGTTGATTAAACCAAGAAATAATATCAGAAGATATATTCTTGGCATCATCGTCACCATAAACAATATCACTCACATATTTGCCGTAGTCACACACGAGTGGCAGACCCATTTCTCGTTTGAGAAGTAGGTAAGCCACTCGCATGATTATCAAATTAAACAAGGAGTTAATAATAACGGTTAGAGGATTTCCAGATGGTTGTGAATGGGTTTGTCGAATGACATGCCCACGAACAAGTACATCCGTATTGCAAATATGTTCCCACAAAGCAGTACGAATCATGTTCTCCTCTTCCGTTCCGTCGTACCAGTCGTTAATTCCGTCAAGAATTTTCATCAGTACTTGCATCAATAGGCTTCCGTCAAAATTGCTAAAATCTCCAGCAACAAGAAAGTCACCATACCTTTGCAAGCGGTTCGCAAGTTTGGTCCATTCGGTCGAGTAGGGGTTTATTCCTACTGCAATTCCATTATCAATTCGCTGTTCCATAACATGGGCAGCAAAGTCGAGAAAGTATTGGCGCAAGGCAATTGCGAGATGTTGAGGGCAAGCCTCAAAGACTCGCGTTTTTCCAGCGTTAACTTTCTCTATTGGTCGTTTCTCGTCTTTTAGGGTTGCCATAAAAATAGCATCCCCACGAATTCCAAGTCGGGCTTTGTCAATCAATTCGGTCACGTCACGTTTAAGTTCAGTATTTGTTAAGTCAAATTCTTGTTCCTTTCCAAGCCAAGCCGTTTTACCTTTTCCTTTGTTGTATAGATTATAGGGATATCCAGGTGAAGTAGTGCGATTGAGAGATCTCTTGTAAGGGTCGCATTCCACACCAACAATTGCTTCTTCGTAAGAATGAACAATTGTTGGGGTGGACTTAAAACCAATCAAAGAGAAAACATCATTCACTGCAGCATCTAAGATATCACTATCAATATACACTTGCTTTCCAAATAGTTTTTCCACACCTTTCAGCATCGGGTCAACTCTCTCTCCATTTATTTCCACTGGCCGTAAAACAGCCGGTTTAGTAAATGGAGTTTGAATTAACCCATGCACCGCCGATGGTCGTAACGCGGTTTGATTAGGGACGGCAGGCATCACTGCACTGCCGACACTCAAATAATCACCACTCGCAACCAGCTTGTCTCGAAAAGGCGTGGAAAGTCAACTGTCAGAATAAGGGAATCGTCCGTCTATCATGTACCGAGAAGGAAGTGAATGCTCCTTGATGTGATCTTGAAGAGCGCACTGTAAAAGTTCGCTCGTCATTATCACACCAAGAGCAGGTTCACCAGCTCCTCCAGCAACATGAAATCCAATAATTTTCGCAGGGATGTTTTTGTTTTTCGCAGAAATAAGCGAGCCACAACATCCCGGGTAAGTATCAATTTCGTAATCAATGTGTTTTCCGATAGAGATAGAACATTTACAGGGAATGCCAAAGGGACATGTTTCGAGAGGATGTTCATAGTATGTAGTAGTTTTCGTTCCAATATTAAATTTCCTGGTTTGTTGTTCGTTAATAACCAATTGTTCGTTTACGATTCGATAACCACTAAGTACTATGTCACCCTCCTTCAGCACATCAATGTCTTTAGCACTCATAAATTTATTTACAATTTTTGGTCGAGAAGGTACAATTTGGGGTAGAGTAATCAGAGCAAGATCGGTTGGTTTCCCATCCGCTTGCTTAACTTGTGAAATTTTACAGTCTTTCAAGGGAATATCCACGGTCAATTTTGAATTTGGGTTTTGAATTTGCAAGGTTTTAAATTGCAAATTCGCGTTCCGAATTGAATGAGCAGTAACCAACAGAGTGCGTCCCACCACAAAAGTACCAGTACTTTTGGATGAGACGCCATCTGCAGTCACTGCTTGTATCCAAACAGAATTCTTCGTCAACACATTAGTACATTGTTCCAATCGTACTAAGTCACCTTCAGCGTGTCGTTTTGACCCTTGAATTAGGGCTACCGGAAGAGGCATAGGCATCGTCCGGACATAAGCGTCGTAAATTTCTTTTCCAAGTCGTATAGCGTCGTCGTTGTCGAGGGGGTTGTATGTCAGTTGTCGTTGAGTTGAGCAAAAATCACAGTTAAATCTACACAAACTACCAATCAGTCTCATAGCTTCGATGTAATCGAAGCCGGTTTTACTGATATGATCGATTGTAGCAGGCACTGCACACTTAGTAAAAAGTGCTTGTGCGTAATGATTCGGTCGAGGAACTGCGGGCTGGGAAGAATAAACTCTCTCCGCCACGCGTACACGTTCTTCAGCTTTCTGCAATATCTTTGACAAATATGCATCCGTCCACACTTGACACCGCATCAGAGCGGCCTTCACTTGGGGCACACCAATACGCCTAAGAAAGTGGTCAAAGTAACCACCTTCATCGGAATACTGCATAACGTTACACACGTCACATCGTTTACAC